GCCTAGTTCCTCGAAAGCCGCGCCTAATCCTTCGAGCGTTGCCTTCTCGCCTATGGCCACCAGGGCGTCTGCGATGCCGTTCATTACTGGCAGCAGTTTTGTTCCGATGGCGTCTGTTACTTCTCCAAAGCCGTTTTTCATTCTGTTGGTTGATAGTGCTGTGGCGGAGGCTGTTCCTTTGACTTGTGTTTCGATGGCGGTCAGGATGACTGCTTGCGCGTCATGGATCCTGTTGCTTTGAACTAGGACGGCCAGTTTGGCTTTTTCGGACTCTGTGAATGTGATGCCGGATCGGCGTAGGGCGTTGACTCCTTTGACGGGGTCTTCGAGTGCCTTTCCTAGTTGCACTGCGTTGTTTGTTGCTTCGCCAAAGCCGGCGGCGGCCATGTCAACTGCGGCGGCTGTGGCCCTGTCAAATGCTCCGCCTGCTACGTCTGCAGTGATCGCTAGTTGTCTAAAGGTCAGCAGTTTTGCCTGGGCTGCTTTGATGGTTTCTGCGGTGACTCCTGTTTCGCGCTCGAGCGCGTCTGCGTAGTCTTGGATCCGTTTGGTTGTTGTTGCTGTTCCTGCACCGAAGAGTCCCATTGTGCGTGTCACTGCTTCGATGCGCTGGTCCGCGATGGCTGCTAGTTCTGCCATCTTTGTCCAGCGGACCGCGACTGCTGTTCCTGCTGCGCCGAGGGCTAGGAATGCGACGGATGCTTTTTTAGCGACTGCTCCGGCTTTGTTGCCGAAGGTGTTTAGTTCAGCGGATGCGGCGGTCAGTGCTTTGCGTAGTGGGGCCGTGTTTCCGGTGACGGGGATGGAGATCGATTTTGCGGCCATTTGCGCATTCTACTTTCAGCGGTTGTTGGTGGGGCGTTGTCCTGGTGCGAAGTTGTAGCGCGTGATGAGTTGACTCATTTTCTTTTCATAGGCGTGTTTGACTTCGTCGCGTCGTCCGTCGAGTGCTTCGTACACGAATGGCTGCGGTGCAATGCGTCGTGCTGGCCACCCGAAGTGAATAGGTCCGGCGTAAGGAACGGATGCTCCTTTGCCGATCCGGACGCGTCCCTGGTACTTTGTCGGGCTGGAGACGATGGTGCTTGAAAGTCTGCCGGTGAGGACTGGTGCCAGTGGTTTTGCTGCTACAGCGACGATGTCGCCGGCGACGCGGTGTGTGTCTTTCATGTCTTCTCGACAGGCTTCGTTAAGTTTTTTGAGGTCGCGTTGCATTTCGCGTAGTCCTTCAATTTGAAGACGGCCACCACCTTCTACTCGGTAGCCATAGACGCCAGAGCCAGCCATGCTTCATCTCCTTTTTTGATGTGGCCTGTTGGCCATATTGTTTCCACCATTGCTGCAAGTATTTCTGCCGGTGTTCGTAGCAAATCCAGCGGGCTGATGCCTGTCTTGACTGCTAGCGATGCAATTAACCAGGTTGTGCTGCCTGGTCTGAATGTAACGGGGGGTCTGCGTCGACCTCGAACGACTCCAGTGTCTTGATCCATTCTTCAAATGGCAGCGCTGTTTTTTTGTCTTCAACTATTGAGTGCCACGCTGCGTAGTAGATGTACGTGCTGCGCGGGTGGTCTTCTGTGAATGCTTCGGACCACGCTTTGTTGAAGTGTGACTCGAATGCGACCTCGGTGGCGGCAGAGACTTTGGTTTTTGTCTCTGTGCCGTCTTTGTGCTGGACGGTGAGGTGTAATGCCATGTGCTTAGATGGTGCCCTTTGTTACGGATCCACCAGTGAGCGTGATGGACTGCTTGCTTAGTTCACCAACGGCTCCTGCCACTGGTGTTGATGCTCCTAAGAACATATTGATACAGGTAAACTTCTGTTCTGTTGCTGTTGTGGTGTTGGACACGATCACTTGCGTTGTTCCTGTGCCCACGTTTGCATAAAGCGTTTCCAGAACTTTTCCTGCTGCTTGATCGTTGTTCAGTTCAATTGACAATGACAAGTTCTGCAGGCCGCCGGTGTAGACGTGGCCGGTGGCACCCATCGAGGTTGTCTCGATTGCGTCTTTTTCATAAGTCAATGTCACGGCTGTTACGTACGAGGAAAGGTCAACGGCTGTTCCACCTGTTGTTGGTGCCATCGTGACTGAAGCGTTAGTGAATACAAAGATGGCCACGTTACGACTTCACAATCGATCCGCCGGTGAACGTCACCGACTGTTTTGCTAACTCGCCAACCGCGCCTGCAACGGGTGTTGATGCTGCCAGGTACATATTGGAACAAGTAAAGACCGGCAGTGGTGAGCCTGATGTCGCGTTCTTGATGACCAGTGTGTTGGTGCCGGATCCTGTCGCGCTGTAAAGCGTCTCGAGGACTTGCGCTGCTGCCTGGTCGTTATTGAACTCAACTGCAACTGACAAGTTCTGCAGTCCGCCGATTTGCTGGTGGCCTGTGGCCCCCATCGAGGTTGTCTCGATGCTGTCCTTTTCATAATTGAGCGTAATGCTTGTTACGTACGAGGAGAGGTTGATTGTGTTAACGGTGAGGAAGGCGTCGGTGAAAACGAAAACAGCCATAGTCAGTCCTTTTCTTTTGTTGTTGGTTTTGTTGTTGCTTCGACAACTCCGGCAGTGATCAGCATTTCTAAGTCTGCTGGTGCTGCTTCGATGTCTTGCTCGGTGACTGTTGTGCCTAATGCACCTAGCGTTGAATTGTCGATGAGGATTTTGTAACTAGCCATAGATTTCGACTCCAAATCGGTATGCAAGCATTTCTACTCCGCTAACTGTAACAGTTCGCGGGTTGGCGTCTGTGACTTGCAGTGTGCTGCAAGCGCCGCCAAGCGTCGGATCTGCTTCGACCTTTGCTTTGATGCTGGATGCTCCTGAACTTGTCACGTAGGCATCGAGTCTGTCTTGTGCGCTGCGGTCACTCATTCTTCCTACGATGACCAGAATGTACGCCTGGTACGTGTCGAGGCCGTCTTGCATTGCGACGCCATAGTTGACTTCTAGTGGTTCAATAACTGCTGCTGGTGGTGAGACGCTGTCTGGTACGTAGTCAAAGCACCGCAGTCCTGCGATGCTGTCGATGGCTGCTGCCAGTCCTGATCGCACTCCTGTTGGGGTCATGCGAAGAACTCGCGCTTGTATGCGCGGACCATTGCTGCAATGTCGCGGCCCAGGGGACTCATGCGTATTGCGCCTAGTTCGGAAAGTCCGAGGACGCCGCCGATGGAGTCTTTGCGTTTGTAAAGGTCCGCGCTCAGGATGTAGGTGGCCTGCTCGATGTCGTCTGGCACTTCTGGCCATCCCCATTTTGCTGTCACTTGTACTTGCGGCCAATAGTTCACGGGCAGTGATAGTGCTGTGGATCCAACAATGGTTAGGTAGTTGACGGGGCGGCCTTTGGCCAGTGCGTTTGTTGGTTCGACGATGTAGTCCGTGTTCAAAGTCATCGTGGTCTGGTAAGTGCCGGTGGCGTTTGGATCTGTTTTGAGAATGAGTCCGGTGGTGCTGCCGATGTCGTCTGTTATGACTCGCAGGTTGCCTATGGGGCGGTACGTCCTGGCGCTTGCTGTGGCGTCTAAGTAGAAGCGCCTGTTTGCGATGCGGTCAATGCTGCGCGATGCGGACTCGACTATCTGCTCCAGGAGTGTGTCTTCGACGCTGTCGTCGATCTTGAGGTAGTTCTTCAAACCGGCCAGCGTGATGTAGCCATTTACAATTGCCATAACTACTTCTTTTTGTTTGCTGGTGTCTTAGGTGCTCGCAGTGGTTTTGATCGCTCTGCGGGCTTCTCAACGCTTACTGATGGTGTTGTGGGGGTGCCACCCGACTCGGATGGCACAATCTCTGGCGGCATTGCTGTCGTAGAGCACCCAAGTCGGGCGAGCACTTCTTGTACGCCTTTGGCGCGGTCTTTCATGCCTCGGCGGAGGTAGCCATCTAACTCGTGTCGTAGTGCTGCGATGAGTGCGTCGTTGTTCATTGTGTTCCCCTGGTGCGGAGCCGTTGTGCGCGGCTCCGTCCCTGTTGAGGGTGTTACCAGTTAGCGACGATGAGGCCGGTGCCGGTGATGGCGCTGAATGCTGCAGGGTATTTGCCAGCGGTGTACGCGCTGAAACCAAACACAACGGTGCGGATCGCGATGTTGCCGTCTGGCTGCTCGAACCGTACGTACAAAGGAGCGCCGCCGTTGTCTTCCCAAATGTAGGACTCGGAAAAGTCACCGACCACGATGGCGGTTTCGTTTGTTCCGCTGCCGAGGTTGGTTGGCATATTGGCGTCTTCAATGACTGGAATTCCTAGAAGGCTGAAGCGCGAATCGTAACCTGGACGGTCATAACTTCCTGGTGCGTTCATCGGTCCACCGGATGCTGGTGTAATGACTGGACGGTTGGATGCGTCGACTGCTTTCATTAACGCTCCGGCCATTGATGGGTGCATCACGATGTAGTTCGCGCCGCCGTAATAGTTCGTCGCTACGTTCTGCACTGCGTCAACCAACTTGGGAAAGAACTCCGCATAGGTTGGCGATGCGTCTGTGTAGGTTGTCGCGTTGATGCCTGTTGTGTTCAGGATGCCTCGGTGCTCGCCGCTTGAACCAGAACCGTTAAGTGCTAGGCCGTCTAGTTTCGATGCGTATGAACGGATCGAGTCTCCGAGGAGTTGTGTCTCGACGCCTGTTCCACGAAGCACTGCTTGCTTGGAAAGGTCAAACATTGCGGCCACTGTGTTCACGTTGATCGTGAGCAGTGTGTCGTCTGGACTGGACTCGGTTGGTGCTGTGTTTTCCGATGCCTGGACGTAGGAGGTGACGCCTGTTGTTAGGCGACCAATGTTGACTGTCATTCCGTTTGCTGGCAATGCTGCTTGTGTTGAAATGTCCAGGGTCTTGCGTCCTGCGCGGCGTAATGGTGCAAATTCGTTGACCAAATATTGCGGGACTACGAGTCCGGCAAAGTTGGATGAGCCGCTGTCGCGCTTTTCGATTGACTCGCGCTGGTAACGCTGGATGCGTTCACGTGCTTCGTATGAACCACCGAACTCTGCAGCGATGGCGTCTGCTAAGAAGTCGTTGTTGCTGCGCTCGTGATAGGTCGCTTCTTCCGAGATGACTCGTGCTGGCGCTGCTGAACGTGTCTCGGTAACTGTGGAGTCCACTGTTGCTGCAAGTTCTGCTGCTTTTGCTTTGCGCACTTCGATGTCTGTGATCTGTTCGATGCGCTCATCGAGTTTGTCAATTTCAAGTTTGAGGGCTTGCACGTTTGCAAGTTCAATCTCGGTAATGTCGCGGCCTTCGTCTGCTGCGCGGCTGAGTGTTGCTTCGATGATCGTGCTCTTTGCGGAGCGTGTCTCGTGGAGGTTGGTGAGGAATTGGTTAGCCATGATGGATGTTTCTCCTGTGGTTGGGCTGGTTGTGGGGCGGGGTGCCTTGTCACTTGCTGGAGAGGGTGCCACGACTGTGGGGTGCTGCTCGAACGGGTTGGGGTGCCGACTGTGTCTAATTCTAATCGGCGTCAGTCGCCTGGCACAAGGACTGAAATTGTTGGCGTCCCTGATGCTGTTATTGCCCAAAGCGTTTCGTTTGATGGCACTCGGATCGTGATGGGTCCTGCGGCGTTGTCAATCTTGAGGCCGGTGCTGCTGGTCACGGTGTTGTCTCCACCAATGTAGAAAGTCGCGGCAGTCAAAATGTGGACGATGACGTCGCGTGTCATTGGTTCTGCTGTGACCAGTTGTGTTGCTGTTGATGCGTTGATCGCGGTTTGTGTTGCTTTCATTTCCTAATTGCTTTCAGTATTTCGTCAAGTTGATCGAGGTTGGGTGTTGGGGACTGCTCGCGTACACCGGCGACTTGTGCGTTCTGGCCGTACGCGCCAAAGGTGACCAGCGATACTTCTGCCAGGTGTGCTGCTATGCGTTCAACCACTCCGTCTTTGCGGCGGTTGTCTTTCAGCGGTTGGAAACCAATCGAGAACTCGCTCAGTGCTCCGTCGCGGACCAGTTCGAGTACGTCGTCCGAACGGGAGCCCTTGCTGACTCTGAATTCGCCATAGAGGCCATTGGCGTCTTCGCGCAGAAGCGTGGCGCGTCCGATGGGTAGTGCGCGGGCGTCGTGGCTCACTAGAAGTTTGACTCTGTGTGCTGCTGGTATCACTCTCGAAAATGCGCCGCGCCTGAATACCTCAGTGAGGTTGTTTGTGATCTGCTGCTCTACGTCGTAGGGCACGACAATGCCGCATATTGTGCGGCCATCGCCTTCGCCGCGAATTTCGAGCGTTGTTTCATAGGCCCGTTGTTCAATTGTCATTGAGGATCTCCTCTGGTGCTGTTTCTGTTGGTGTTCCCAATGGCGGCAGGTCTTCCAGTTCGCGGATCTCATCCACTGTTAGAAAGCCGGCATCGAGGGCTAGTTTGTGCGCCTGGTATCTGGTGTACGTGTCAGCCCGCAGGAGGCTGTCGTAGTTGAACTTGGCCTCTTGGCCGCGTGGCAGGTAATCCGTGAATGTGGACTCGATGCGGGTGGTGATCGGCGCAATGGATGTGCGTAGGTACTCCAAGCCCTGCGCTTCCACGTTGCTGTACGTGCGGGATGTGTTGGGTGCTCCGACCATGTTGCCTGGTACGCCGACTATGTTTGCCGAGTCTGAGACCGCCATGTTTCGCGCTTCGACCAGTTGGCTGTCGTTTGCGTTTGCTGTTAGCGGTTCGATGTCTGTGGATGCGTTTAGGATCGCAGGAATTCTGGACTTGCCGCCGTAATGCTCCATCCACTTTATTTTCAGAAGGTCTGCTTCGTCTTCTGTCAGGTCGGGGTTGCTGGACTTGATCGCGTATGAAGGCATGGCACCGCCGTTGAAATAACGCGCTGCGTATTCCATAACCGCAACTGCTGCTCCGACTCCTTGTCGTTGTGCTGCAACGATGCCTATGCCAGCGACGTCGCCTGGAAGGCTAAAGCCTTTGATGTGGAATATCTGGTCCGAGGTAAATTCTTGGTCGTCTATTCTGAAGTACTTGAGCCCTGCGCGGTTGTAAATCGTCACTCGTTCCGGTGCCACTGGGTAGATCGACTCTGGGTAGCCAGACGGCCCTGGTTCGCCAAGTATGGCCACGTAGTTTCCATGCAGAATTAATGCGGCGACCATTGCGCTTATTGTTTCGACGCGTGTTTCCAGTGGGTTGGGGCGCTCAAGCAGGCGTGGTGTTGGTTCTAGTTTTTGATCGTTCCTGTATGCGTGGAGAGGCATTACGCCTACGGAGTCAGCGATCATTGTTGTTGCTCGCCAAATGGCCGGAACGGATAGTGCGGACTCTGCGTTGACTGCTACTCCTGCGTAGTTGTCAAATGATGTACGTGTGATGCGTCCGTTGTTGTCGACGTAGGCGCTGCGTGTTGCTGCTTTGTTTTGAAGTAGGCGGTTCAGCATTTTCTAGTTTCTTTCGACTGCTATCCCAAACGCAACCATCGCTATGCCGGCAAAGAAAAGCGCGACGGGGATGGATAGGAATGCGACGCTCATTGTGATGATTGTAGTTCCTGCAACTTGTAGGACTGTGGCTAGGTGTTTCTTCATCAAAATATTCTACTCCTGGTTGTTTCGGGTGGTCGTCTGTTGGTGGCGTGGTGGTAGGCCAATGTGCTCGAGAACAATGGCGTCAGGTCTGCTGTCTCGACTGTGCGCGACCACAGCCATCCCGATGCCATCTGTTTTCTTTTTGCGGACTCAATTGCTGCGGTCAATGAACTGTGTGGTCTAATCCTGATCGCGTCGTCGAGCACTGCGTCGTAGAAAATGCCGCAGGCTGCTGTCATGTCACGCAGGCTGTATCGCGTCACCGGCAGGCCGCCTGTTTCGAGTCTGTCGACCAGGCTGTTTGCTGGTGAGTATCCATCAACGACAATGGCTCCTCTGTTCTTGCGCCAAAGTTCAAGGGTGCGGTCAACTACCCAGGACACTCCTTCGCGGTGGTCTATCAGTTCAACGCGGCCTGTTTCGTCTGCGACTGAAATGGCGGCCCATGATCGGTCCATTGCAACGTCTATTCCGAATGAAAGAAGACCGGCGGGTGCTGTTGTTGGATCCATGACTCGTTGTACGTATTTAGCGGGGATGGCTGCGTCGTCGAGAACGGTCCACTGGCAAAGCATGGCCCTTCTAAATTCGCCTTCAGTCATTGTGCTCCTGGCGTGGGCCACAACTCTTTCGTCGATGGTGTGGCCTAGTGCGGGGATCGTTTTCCACCAGACATTTGGATCGTCGATGTCGTCGTCTTCGTGGGCGCTGAATTCAAAGTAGGCGACGCCTTCATCGATGCCTGCGTCAACCATTGCGCGGCCTTGCTCAACTTTGCGTTTGAGGTACAGCGAGGACTGTGTTCCTGCTGTTGAAATGACGAACAGTTGCGCATCTCGTTTTGTGGCCATTGCTGGTAGCAGTGCGCCTTCGCGCCTGTCGTCTTCGTCGCTGAATGCTTCGTCAATTACGCCTAGCGAGATGACTCGTCCGTGTCCTGCTGTTGGTGTTGAAGGCATGACGTCGATCCGGCTGGCGTTCTTGAAATGGACCGACTCCATTCCTGCTCCGCGATAGATGCGTTTTACTGTGGCGGCCAGTTCGCTGTTTTCTATTAGTGGCACCTGGTCGTCCACTAGTTTGCGCCTGGCGTCCCATCCTGTTTGCGCTGTGTAACCGATGGTCTGTGGGGATCCCCAAAGCAAAGCGCGATGAAGTTCCATCGCCAGCATCAGGCTGGTCTTGCCGCACTGGCGCGGGACCAGGACGTTCAGTTCGCGGTAGACGGGATTCCCGTCTGGGTTCATTTCAAGTGCTACGTCTGCGACCATTTTCTGCCAGGGCATCAGTGGTGTGCCTAGTCGTTTAGCAATGGCGGCTACTTCGTCACCTCTGCTTCGCCGGCGTTTGTTTCTTTTCGTTGCCCACCTCGGACTGGATCTGTTTGTTGAGTTGCTCAAGTGGGTCAGTGGTTGTTTGTGGTTCTTC